GCTTGTCCTGACTGCGGTAGTTCAGATGCATTAGTGGTGAACGATAATGGTTCTACCAAGTGCTACTCTTGTGGAAAGTTCACTCGAAGTTCAGAGGCTACCATCACAATACCGGAAGACTACACCCCAAAACCCAAGCAAAGTTTTGATGCAGTAGAGATGCTACTGACCACTGGCACATACACAGCAGTGAAAGACAGAGGAATAACACAGAAGACAGCTCAGCTATATGGATGCTACTTAGGTGTCGACGCAGTTACAGGCTTAGACAAGACGTACTTCGCCTACCATAAACCAGACGATGCACACACACCAGTAGCCGCTAAGGTTAGAGGCACTACTACAACTAAAGACGAAGACACTGGTGAGATTACAACGAAGAAAACCTTTTACAACATCGGAGAGTTGGCAGACACTGGACTGTATGGTCAGCATTTATTTTCAGGAGGCGGTAAGTACATCACCGTTACCGAAGGCGAGTTTGATGCGATGTCAGCTTATCAGATGCAAGGTAGTAAGTACCCTTGTGTATCTATTAAGAATGGTGCTAGTGGCGCTCTCGCGGATTGCAAAGCAGCTTATGAGTGGCTTGACACGTTCGAGGTCATAGTCATAGCCTTTGACGCAGACGAGGCAGGTACTAAGGCGGCAAGAGAAGTAGCTGAGTTGTTCGGTGGTAAGTCCTCAGTGATGAAGCACACCAACGGTTACAAAGATGCTAACGATTACTTACTAGCTGATAAGGTTAGAGAGTTTACAGCGGCATGGTGGGCGGCTGAGAGGTTTGTACCGGACGGTATCATCAACGGTGCTTCACTATGGGACGAAGTTTGTAAGCCTTTAGAGAAGGCGGCAGTGATGTATCCTTGGGAAGGCTTGAACGATCTAACCTATGGCATACGTAGCTCTGAGTTAGTTACAGTGACAGCAGGCTCAGGACTGGGTAAGTCGCAATTCTTACGAGAGATTGTGTGGCATATCTTGCAAGAGACTACAGACAACATCGGCCTCTTGTTCCTTGAGGAGAATGCTAGAAAATCTGCCTTGGGTATGATGTCACTAGCGGCTAACAAACCGTTGCACCTACCTACTACTGAGTCAACAGAGGACGAAAGATATGAAGCATTCCAACAGACTATGGGTACACAACGGCTATTCTTATTCGATCACTTCGGTTCGACCAGTGTGGATAACATTATTGCTAGGGTACGATACATGGCGAAGGCTCTGGACTGTAAGTATATTTTTCTAGATCACGTTAGTATTGTGGTATCAGCAGGGAGTAACGGTGATGAACGCAAAGCACTCGACGAGATTATGACTAAGCTTCGTATGTTGGTCAGCGAAACAGGCATTGCATTGTTCATTGTCTCACACCTTAAGCGACCGGACGGAAAAGGCCACGAAGAAGGGGCGGCATCATCGCTCTCACAGCTTCGCGGTAGTGGCGGCATAGCACAGATCAGTGACATGGTGATCGGCTTAGAGCGCAACGGACAGGCTGAGGATATGACAGAGCGTAACACAACACACATCAGAGTCTTGAAAAACAGGTTCTCTGGCACAACTGGTAAGAGTAGTGCATTGCTATTCAATGCCGACACTGGTAGAATGGTAGAGATACCTAATGGAGAGGATACATTATGAGCAGATGGATAGATACGCTGACAGCCTTAGATATTACTAACTTAGTAGAGCATCTGGCAGATGTTAACGTCAGTGTCGAAGAGGCAATAGACACACTAGAAAAACTTTTCGTACCTGTACCACATTGGTCGGACAGCTTAGACGCAGAAGACAAGCAGACTTGGGTGCTGTGTTGGCTCAGTGATAAGTACCCCAAAGAGACTCAGCATGTTGGTTGGGTGTCCCGTGTCAATGACCATAGGTATGTGTCAATTCAATATGATAGTTGGAAGTACGCCACGCCTGTTGACCTTAATCTGCGGTACGGAAACGGAGAGGATACATTATGAGATGCTTGTCATGCAATGTAGCACTGAGCGACTTTGAATCAACACGTAAACATGCAGAGACTAAGGAGTTTATTGACCTATGCAATACCTGCTACGCTTATGTACGTGACGATGTAATAACTATAGAACGTAACGACCTTAGAACAGAAGAGGTTGACTTAGAACTAGAGGTGGATTATGATGGGTAACGTAGTGTTTGCAGTGTGTTTTCACGAAGAGGTTGAGGAGATATTCACAAGACGTTGTAAAGCAGAGGATTACATTTACAGGCAAACTATCCCAAACCACTACAGTATTGATGTGTACGAACTAGACCCGACGGAGTAATGCGATGGATAAGATAACGCTTGACATTGAAACGAACATGGCGCATGACACTATCTGGTGTTGCGGTGTCGAGTACGAAGACGGAACAACGGAGATGCACTATTCACCAGAGACTTTGCAGTCTGTTATAGACGAAGGTTACATGGTGATAGGTCACAACATCATAGGCTTTGATGCTCCGGTACTTAAGAGAGTGTGGGACGTAGACATTGAACCCACTAACCTGCTCGACACGTTGCTAATGAGTCGGCTATACCATCCCTCAGTAGAGGGCGGTCACAGTCTAAAGGCATGGGGTAAACGTATCAGTGATAACAAGGGAGACTTCACTGACTTCGACGGTGGGCTGTGTCAAGAGATGATAGACTACTGCCACCAAGATGTAGCACTGACGTTCAAACTCTACCGTCACTTGGTAGCTGAGCTTAAAAAGTCTAAGTTCTCTGACGAGTCTATACAACTGGAGCATGACGTAGCTCTTATCATACAAGAGCAACACGACAACGGCTTCAAGCTAGACATTGACAGAGCAACGCAGATGTACATGGATTTTGAGCGACGTTTGGCGACAATAGAGACTGAGTTACAGGCTATGTTCCCTGCCATTGTGACTGAGAGATGGTCAGAGAAGACAGGTAAACAACTGAAGGACAACGTAGAACACTTCAACGTAGGTTCACGACAGCAGATAGCTAAGCGTTTGCAGAGTGTCGGTGTAGTCTTCACTGAGTACACAGACAAAGGCGCTGTAAAGATTAATGAGGAGGTATTAGAAAGGGTAGCAGAGCAACGACCAGAGGCGGCAGTGATCTTTGAATACTTAGTGTTGACGATGCGAGCTACGATGGTGAAGAGTTGGTTAGCTCACTGTAAGAAAGGCAGAGTACACGGTAAGGTCACAACCAACGGTGCAATTACTGGTCGTATGTCACACAGCTCACCTAACATGGGCGCTATACCTAGTGTAGCATACAACAAAGAAGGTGTACTACTGAAAGGCTTAGCAGGTGGGTACGGTTTTGAGTCACGTAGCTGTTGGGTAGTTAAGGAAGGTCACAAGCTAGTTGGTATGGATGCTTCAGGCTTAGAGCTTAGGATGTTAGCACACTACATGCAAGATCAGAACTACATAGACGAGCTAATAGACGGTGACATCCACCTTACCAACATGATAGCGGCAGGTTTAACTACTAGGAATCAAGCTAAGACATTCATCTACGGCTTCTTGTATGGCGCAGGCGATGCTAAGCTAGGTGAGATTGTAGGTGGTAACTCAGCAGTTGGTAAGCGCTTAAAGAAAGCCTTTCTCGATGGGACACCTGCACTGAAAGTCTTACGAGATAAGATAGCAAGGATAGCGGAGTCCGGTTCCGTACCTGCACTAGACGGCAGACGTATACGAATCAGGCACATGCATGCGGCAACGAACAGCTTGCTCCAGAGTGCAGGAGCGATTGTAATGAAGAAAGCATTGGTACTACTTGACAAATCATTAAAGTCACACGGCATACCCTACGCATTCGTAGCCAATGTGCATGATGAATTTCAGATAGAAGTACCAGAGGATTACGTAGACATTGTAGGTATGGCAGGAGTCAGAGCAATCAAGAACGCTGGCCTATACTACAAAATGCGGTGTCCTCTAGATGCTGAGTACAAAGTAGGAAACAACTGGGCAGAGACACACTAAAGTTAGACACATCAGCACAAACGTGCTATAATAGATACATAATTTAAACTAAAGAGGCTACACTTATGTCAAACAACAAACCAATCACTATCGCAACTACTCTTAACTGGGCTTTCTTGGACAAAGTAAACGGACTATCTGGTAAGTATCAAGTCGATCTATCAGAGCTTAGCCCTGCCGCTGTCGAAGCACTAGAGATGATGGGTATTCCAGTACGTAACAAGGCAGATCGTGGTGACTATATCACTGCTAAGTCTACCCACCCCATCCGCGTGTACGATACAGACAGCAACGAGATCAAGGGTGTCTCTGTAGGCAACGGCACTAAGGCTAAGGTAGTACTGTCTGGTTACGAGTGGAAGAACCCCGCAGGTAAGAAGGGTGTAAGTGCTACACTAATCAAGGTAGTCATTACCGATATGGTAGAGTACGAAGCTAAGGAAGGTTCAGTAGAAGTAACCACTAACATGCTGGACGAAGCTCTGTGATTTTAATTGATGCAGATATCCTAGTCTACCGTATTGGGTACAGCACTCAGGACTTACCAGAAGATCAGGCACTACGTCGATTGAACGGTTTTATTGAGGACTTATTCACACAGCTTAGACGCAACAGGGAAGAGGTTAACTACGATCTGTATCTCACTGGCTCTACCAACTTTCGCTTTGACTACGCGGTTACTGCTCCTTACAAGGGTAATCGCAAGAGCGAGAAACCTGTACACTTTAAAGCAATACGCGAACATCTCTTGACTAAGTGGGGCGCTATCTTAACTGTAGACGAGGAGGCCGACGATGCTATTGCTATCGCGGCTACTCTACATGGTGACGATAGCATTACAGTCTCACTAGACAAGGACTTCGATCAAGTGAAAGGGTGGCATTACAACTTCGCTAAGAAGAATCTCTACTACGTAACTGAAGAGGAAGGACTTAACTTCCTATACCGTCAAGTACTTATGGGTGACGCTGTTGATAACATCATAGGTGTACGCGGTATCGGGAAGGTGAAGTCGGCTAAGCTTCTTGAGGACTGTGTAACAGAGATTGAGTATTACGATAAGGTTGTAGAGCTAATGGGCTGTGGCGAGAGAGTTATTGAGAACCTTCGACTACTCTACCTACGCAGGAACGAGTGCGAGATATGGGTGTCACCTCACATAAGAACTGAGAGGAAATAGAAATGAGTTTAGAACAGGACTTGGACACATTGCAAAAAGACTTGGAACAGATGGCGAGAGCGTTTAGAGAGGCTACTGAGGCAGGTGAGACCACTATGGACGAAGCCTTGTCTATCATAGACACGTTAACACGCATGATAGGGGAGGATAAGGAGGGAATAAAGTCTCTATATTCAGAGGTGGAGACTCAGAAATTACTTATAGAGTCTCTTGAAGAGTCGGTTTACCACTGATGGTAAACGGTGGACGATGGACGGAGGCGCGCTTCCGTTCCTTCATTATCTCAGCACTCAGAGGAGCGCATGGGAAGTGGGGAGTAAAGCACGACTGTAAGGCAGAGGCTAGAGTAAGCAGAGGACTGTATGAGTGTGCTGAATGTCACACCATAGGTGCCGCTACTCTA